CCGATGTCTGGAATCCTCACCTTCACGGCAACGTCTGACCACCTCTTCACGCTGGAGAGGGGTGACCTTCGAGCGCCGCCGAGACGCCCTGAACGCGTTGCTGATTCCCTCTTTGAAGTTGTCACGCGCCACCTGTCGGGCGGGCGTCCACTCCTGTCGGGCGATGCTCATGCTCTCTCCTTGCTTGTTAGCGTACAATGTAGGTCATGGCAGTCAAGACATCGGTGATAATCCCCGACATCCAGCACCCGTTCCATGACAGCCTCGCACTCACCAAGATCATCAAGGTGATCGAGGACATTCAGCCGGACGCCATCCTTCAGATCGGCGACGCTATCGACTTCCCCCAGGTCTCTCGTTGGACCAAGGGTACTGCGGGCGAGTACGCCCCAACCCTTCAGAAGCACATCGACGGCTTCAAGGGAGTCCTAAGGGACCTGCGTGCCGCTGCCCCCAATGCTGAGATCACGTGGCTGGAGGGCAATCATGACCTCCGACTGCGTGACTTTGTAAAGCAGTACGCTGCACCGCTCCGGACTCTGGATGCACTCACAACGGAGAGCCTCTTCGATCTTCCGCTGGTGGGTGTTGACTACGTTCAGGGTCCGCATCGTGTTGCAACCAACACATACGCGGTGCACGGTCACGAGTCCAGTGGCTATGCCAGCACTCCACAGGCGTGGGACACTAAGTTCGGTAAGCGGTACGGGACCGACAAGTCGATCATCTTCGGGCACACCCATCAGCCCTTCCTCCTCACTCGTGCTTACGGGTTCGAGGGCAAGGTCACCCCTCGCTTCACGATGAACGTTGGGTCCATCATGGATCCCGTCCAGGCGTCGTACGTCAAGGACGGAAGCGTCAACTGGGTCATGTCGTTCGCGCTTCTGCGCGACGACGGCAAGCGTGTGTACCCGGAACTCATCACGATGGTTGATCGTGGGTTCTACGTGAACGGACGCAAGTACTAGCCCAGGAAAATTCTTTAGCGTACTCATCAGTAACATACCGAAGGAGTTCAAGTGGCCCTAGATCCGGCCAAGTTCACGCCGATGGTGAAGAATGTGGCCCGCTCCGTGTCAGGTCAGTTCCCCACCTCGGTAACCATTGAAGACACGGAGCAGGCGCTCTGGCTCTGGTTGTACGAGAAGCGAGCCAGCGTACTGCAAACGGTGCAGGACAGCCCCGACGAATGGGAGGCTAAGATCGCTGGCACCATGCGCAAGGTGGCTTCCAGCCACTGCGCGCGAGAGAAGGCAGCAACAGAAGGATACTCGCTAGAGGATCTCTACCGCTACTCCATTCCCAAGATCAAGTCCCTTCTGCCGGACATCTTCGAGTACACAGACTGGCAGTCGTTCGGCTCGAAGGGAGACGGCCAGCCGGGCAGTAAGCCGCTGGCCAATCAGACTGGCGACAGGGTCGCCGAGCTGGTAGACATCAAGGCAGCCGTCAAGCGGCTGCCGGACAGCACGAAGGAACTCCTCTACCTGGTCCACGTGTACCACTACACCGTGGAGAACCTGGCCGAGCACTTCGAGATCTCGGTCGAGGCTGCCAAGAAGCGCGTACAGCGGTCGTACGGCGCCGTTCAGAGGGAGCTTGGCCGTGGGGACCCGGACGTCCGGCCTGGCCCCTCACAGAGGCGCACAGTCCGTTCGAACGCAGCCTGGCGAGCCAGCCAGGCCAGCCAGTACGAAGGCTGAGGATCCAAGAAGGGGCACACCTCCGGGTGTGCCCCAATTTGCATGCTCAGGGCCAGAAGGGCACGCTGACAACCGCAGCGATGATTGCCCAGCAGAGGAGTGCGAGAAGAATGGTGGCAAGCTTGTCACTCTTCATCGGCACGCCTCTTGTTGATGAGGTTGTCGATGGCGACGTTTCCACGTGCCTCGTTGTTGTCCTCCAGCGCCTCGATGATCTCATCTATCCACTGGTATGCGGACAGGAGACCGTCAGCCAGATCCTCGGCAAGGATCCGCTTGTACTGTGCGTAGATTCCGAAGCCGACGACGGCAACGATAGACACCACCGCCTGGACGATGATGATCTGGTCCGCGTTCACACCTTGACCATGCGCTTGAAGTCGTGCACGCTCAGGGTCTGGATGTCCTCGGTGCCGGTGGCCGTGATCATCTTGGCCACGGCCTTGAGCTTGCCGTCGCCGTACGCCGGATTGTCGACTTGGTAGATGTCGAGGATCTTCCAGACGTCCGAGCGCGAGCCGGTGATGAACTTGTACTTCTGGTCCACCTCGTAGAACGACGGCACGTCACTGTACAGGTACCACTGGGTGTCGGACAGCAGGTACAGCCTGCCGTTGCTGCCCTCCACAACCACCTGGTAGGGAGCAAGCAGCTTGATCTCGCAGACCATGCCACCCGTACGCTGGATCTTGTTGCCTACCTTGTGCGTGAAGCTCACGTTCTCTCCTTGTTGTAGTACTTCTCCAGGTTGGCATTGCTGTCAGCCTGAAGGATCCCAGAGTTGATGTCTCGAAGCAGGACACACTTGTCTCCCACCTCAAGCACCTCATAATGACGGCGACGCTGAAGGAGAGAGAGCTTGTCTCCTGCCTTCCATCCATCCTTGTTCTTGCCGGGTCCACCGGCCTTGGCTGCGGATGGAGTAAGAATCCTCCAGAAGCGACTGTCGTACGGCACGAAGGTGCCGTAGTCCGAGCCAGCGTCGATGACCCACGCGATGAGCGGGCCACCTGAGAACTCTTCCCCGATCCAGGCCACATGGTAGACCTTGGATGTAACGGCAGGCGTCTTGAACGCCATGCCTACCTTCGGAGGCTGAGGAGCTTCGGTCACATCGACAGACCACATGTCGTAGATGCTGTCGACGATTCGCGTTGCCACATCCTGAACGGAACGGTCGTTGTCAACCGCCCAATCCAGGAACTCAGCTATCCTCTTGATCTGCGCTGGCCTTGACGGTACGGCCATACTCCTCCTTCAACTTCTGGAGGTACGCGTCACGAGGGCCCTCGTGACCGAGGGCCTCATCGAGCACGTTCTCGAACAAGTCACCAAAGGCGTGAGCCTGCTCAACGTCGACCTCCAGGCGCATGGCGAGAATGTAATCGCCAGGACTGCGGTAGGTGGATAGGCACGTGCACTTCAGGTCCTGCATAGATCCTCCTTTCATGGACCCAGAGGCTCGCACCAGAAGGGGGAGAGAGTCACCTCCTGATGCCAGCTTCAAGGTCCACGCCCGGAGGGGCGTGGTCCTCTTTCCACTCTAGACCACCGGGTCACCCGAGAGGGCGTCGAACTTGCCGGTCTTCATGCCGGTCTCGTCGTCCCGGTTGGGGTACAGCGTCTGACCCTTGGCCGCAGCCTCGGATGCCATTCCCCACGGAGCACCGGCATCCTGGGATGCCTGCGCGTTGGCGAAGTAGTTCGCGGCGTGCTCGCTGACCTTGACCAGCTCATCCCGAAGCTCAAGGTCTCGGATCAGGTCGTACGATCCGGACTCGTTACGACGGGCGTCGCCCATCTTGTCCAGCGGAACGCCCGCCTTGTGCAGGGCGGACCCCACGAGGCAGCCAGGCGTGGCGTTGTCGAAGTCCAGGATCGTGTACTCCTCCTGGTCCTCGTCCCACTCGCGGTTGACACCGTGAACGTACAGGCAGGAGGATGCGGAGTCCTCCTTCTCGTAGACGAAGTCTTCGCCGCGCTCCTTGATGCACTCGTTGACGAGAGCCTTGGCGCGGTCCAGATCGATCTCAATCATGTCTCTCCCCTTGTGCTTGGAGTTCCGTGGTGTCACGGAGAGGGATGCACAGAGCGAACAACTACCTCAGGTTGACAAGACCCTATGACGGCAGCCCCTACTTATGTTTCGGGAACCCTGTGCATCCTTCACCGCGCACGGCCCCGAAGGGCCGTGACGGAGTCTTACTACTGACCCTTGGGCAGATCCTCCGAGCTTCCCCGGAAGTCCGGGTCAGGGATGATGGACTGCGGCTTGAAGGTGACGCGGTAGTGAGTCGCGCTCGCCTTGACGGCCTCTCCCTGCTCCACGAAGTACGAGACGTTGTCGGACAGGCCGAGGAAGTGCTTCTTGTACTTGCCGGGACCTGTCTTGCAGACGACCTCCAACTGGACACCTTCGTCCGTTATGGAACACGGACCCACGATCTCCATGAGGTACTTGTCGGTGATGCCGTTGAACATCACGATCCGACGGCTGACCTCGAAGTTGTCGGCAGCCTCCGACAGGTTGTCGGAGACGACGTCCGCGTCGCTCGAACACGCGGATGCTCCGAACATCAGAGCCATCGTTGCGACGGCTCCAATGATCTTGTGCTTGCGAGTCATGATCTCTCCCCTTGGTTCTGGTCCCCAGTGGACCTGAACGTGGCCGTACGAGACGGCCACGAACACGCTTACTGGGCGATCAGGCGTCGAACAGGAACAGCGAGCCGTTCCACTCCACGAGACTGTAGTCGTCGATCAGGTACTGACCGTACTCCTCGTAGTCGAAGTGACGCTCCAGGTGCTCCGCCAGGGATTCACCCTGGCTGCTCATGGTCTCCTTGGCGTACTCCTCGTAGTCGCCGTCGAACTCCTGGCAGTACTCGTCCTCCGGAAGCTGGAAGTCGTCGAAATCGAACCACTTCCAGCCCGCGTTGTCGATGTAGGCAAGGATCGCCTCATCCGGGCAATAGTGCTTGCCGTCGATCAGCCACATGTAAAGCTGCGTGACCTCACGGATCCAGTCCGTGCTGCCAGCGTTGTGGCCGATGTTCAGCTCGTTGCCGTCCTCATCGTCGACCGTCAGGCCGGAGATGTCGTTCAGGCGGTTGCCGTTCGACAGCGCCCACAGGGCGATGTAATGCACCAGAAGACCGTGCATGGAGTCTTCGTCGATGACGTCGGAGTGAAGCCAGACATCATCGAGATCTATCTCCGTCTTCTCGCCGTCCGGGCACTCCACATACAGAGTCAAGCTTGCCATGTCCCTACTCCTCGCTTCCGACGCCACGAAGGGTGGCGGCGATGTTGGCGTCGTAGCTCTCGTCCTGGGACATTACTTCCAGGAAGGCGAGAATGTTGGCGTTCCGCTGACGCAGAACCACCTTGACGTCCTCGCGGAGGTAGAAGCTGGTCCGGTTGATGGTAGCCGCCGGATCCAGGTCCTCCACGAGACCGCGAGCAGTCGGGACGCTGACCCTCAGCTCTTCTACGAGCTGAGAGACAGTGACCACCTTGTCGGTGTCGATAATTGCCATACTCTCTCCCTCGGGTTTCCCCTAGCTGGGGTAGCAACGCTCACCCCGGAGGGTGAGCATCACTGTCACGGCTAGGAGGGGATCAGGCCCTCCTTGACGGAGGACATGACCATCTCGTGAGATGCGTGCATGATCTCGGTCAGGCGCTCGTTGAACTTGGACGTGTCCGAGCTGAACGGGTTCAGGTCCAGGAACTCTTCGAGACGCGGGTCGTTGGGGCTGAGGAAGGTCTCCTTGAAGACGGTCGCCTTCTCCAGCTCGCCGGAACCCTCGGCCAGGACGTCCCCAAGGGACCCCTCGCCGACCTTCACCACCATCGTGATGAACATGTTCGGCGGCTCGTAGTTGGGGTCCAGGAGGGACCCCAGGGCCGCCAGCGGGTTGCCGTAGGCCGGGTTGTCCAGCGTGGCCACGGCGTACTCACCGTGGTACTGGACGGCCCGCGCCGGGACGTTCGCCTCCACCGGGTCCACGACGTCAGTACGAGTGTGAACGGGGCAGATGTCGATGCCGCACATAGCTCTCTCCCTTGTTGTTTCCCCGAACTGGGGTGAATGGGGACGCCCGGAGGCGTCCCCAAACATCACTGCTCGGAGGTGAGACCTTCATGCAGGAGGAGCGCCGACAGCTTGAGGCTGAAGATGATGTCCGCGATGACCTCCCACTCCACCTTGCGACTGTCCTGGAGCTGCTGCGCCACGTCAAGCATGTACTGGGCCTCGGGCGTGATCGTGATCAGGCCCTTTTCGACCAGAGCTTCCGTGGTGGACCGGGCGTTACCGGACGCCTCCACCGCGTCAATGCCGACGCGGCTGGCGTAGTAGGATCCCACGATGCACGAGGGCTGCCTGACGCCATCGATCAGCTCGATGTTCACGCAGCCCCAGTCGCTGCCGTCCCGGCGCTTGTAGACGCCGGGACGCTCCTTGGCCAGGTCCAGGAGGCCCATCTCGACGTCCTCGGCCGTGACCTCGAAGGGGGTCTTGTCCATAGCTCTCTCCCTTGTTCGTGTGACACAGGTCACACAGTCTCCGGGGAATCTTTCAGGACTCCCCGGTGTTTCCCTTATAGATCACCTGGTGACACGGGGAGCGACCCCAAGGGAGCGCCCCGCAGGGTCAACCACTGTGACCCCTCTGTACTCAGTGATCTACGTGGCCGTTGGGCCACTCCTGGTTAATCCTCGTTCCGGTCCCCTTTGGGGGGACCGATGCTTGGAGGAAGAATCTGAAGGGCCTAACGACGTCTCACCTTGTTAAACAAGGCAGATCCAGTGGATCAAGCAACCGTCACCCCGGAGGGTGACGATCACTTCACTCACTGGAGTGTGAGCAGAACTACACTTCCGAGAACTTGGCCCCGTCCAGGCTCGCCTTGAGAACCTGGATGTTCTTCAGTTCATCCTGGTAGAACGCGAGGGTGCCGTGTCCGGTGCTGCTGTAAGCGTCCTTCTTGAACGGCGTGAGGCGCTCGACCCTGGTCTCGGAGATGTAGAGCAGGACGACACGGGTGCCGTCAGTTCCCTCTCCGGTCAGGATGTCGCCCTTCTTGTACTCCGGGTCGGGCGTCCAGGACATGTTGTAGCTGTCCTTGATGTCCTTGTCCGTGAGCACCTGAATCGCGCCCTCACCCTGGCTGTCGGGCGCCCAGACGTTCGTGCCACGATCGACACGGCCGTACTGTCCGACCCAGACATATATGTCGACCTCGCCGACGTACGCCTGCTTGAGCAGCTTGTATCCGTAGAAGCTGCCGCTCAGGCCGACGCAACCAACGATGGAGTTGTTGGTGAAGGAACCGTTGTGCTTCTCGGTTGCCATGGTCTCTCCCCTTGGTGTTACCTCTCCGATATGAAGAGGAGACGGAGCACGGCCCGAAGGCCGTGCACCATCCTCAGATCACATCAGGTCTTCGGCCTTGACGAACTTCGAGAAGTTCGTACCTCCGGCCGTCTTCTTGGCCTTGAACTTCCGGCCGCCGTAGGATGCGGCCGACGACTGCCACCTGTCGAGACTGGTCTGGGTTCCCCTGGACAGGTTCCAGACGCGCATGTTCGACAGGAACAGGTACAGGACGCCGTCCTGATCCTCCAGGACGTCACCCGACTTGAACTGGACGTCGGGCGTCCACTTGCTGCTGTACTTGCGCAGGCCCGCCGTCGTGTGAGCCGTCAGGTTCAGGGCGTCACCGGACTTGGTGTAGACAGCCTTGTTGTCCTTGATGGTGACTTCGGCGGCGATGAAGTGGTCCATGTCCGTCTCGGCGACGTAGACCGACCTGAGGAGCTTGACGCCGTACTGCTCTCCATAGCTGGAGAACACCACGACATCGCCCACATGGAAGGTCTCGTACATCGAGATCGACTTGAGCGCCATTGTTCTCTCCCCTTGAAAGGTTTACCCAACCGAACATAGCTAGGCAGAAAGCGCTCAGCCCGGAGGCTGAGCACAATCCTCGCAGCTAGTGCGATGTACTACTTGACGATGGTGTCGCTGAACCTCTTGCCCATGCCGGTGAGCATCTCACGCAGCCCGGTGGTGTCGACGTCGCCCTTCCAGACGGCGTACGCGCCGTCCTTCAGCTCGCGCATCTCGTCGTCGTTGACCATGTAGAAGTTCTGGCCCGCCTTGTTCGTGACGAACATGCCCTTCTTCGGAACGAACTTCTCGACCTTGGTCTTGTAGGTCTTCTCGAAGTCGCTCTTCTGGAGAGCAGTGATGTGCTTCTCGTCGTACGTCTTGAACGAGCCGGACGTGGTGACGTTCCCGGTCTGCACCAGGTACGTCGTGAAGGTCTTACCGTCCACGGTGAGGATGAGCGTCTGGACGACCTTCACGGCGTAGCCGTAGTTGTCCTTGTAGATGTCACCCTTCTCCACCAGCACGCCGTTCTTGCCGAGCGCGTCCTTCCAGGCATCAGTAAGCTCCTGGAAGTCGTAGCTGGTGTTGAACCCGTACGACTTGGCATCGTACGTGTCGAGCCCCAGGTCAGCCAGGCCCGAGTCGTAAGACCCGAACACCTGACCCAGGACGCAGACGTCGCACGACCCCAGGTTCAGGTCGTCCGCCTCGATCTTGGAACGCCAGCCCGGCTTCTTCGAGTCGAGCAGCTTGATTCCGGCGGCAACCTTGGCGGCGTAGTCCGTCATTGTTCTCTCCCCTTGCTGGGTTGTGTTGCACCATGATCCATGGCACATCTAAGCCCACATCCCGGAGGATGTGGACAAAGAAGATTGTGGATCACGCTCCTACTTGAGACCGACCAGAATGTAAAGACCGATGACGAGTGCGATGACTACCGCACCGAGTACGTTTTCCACTAGTCCTCCTTGAGGAACCATCCGGTCGCCACGGGGCGACCGTCCTTGTTGGTCCAGGTCTGGACCTTGTACCGGCCCATGTACTGAGTCCACAGATATGCATGACCACCGTACCTGTATGAGGCAAGCTCATCAGGGTCACGGTGCCAGAAACTGTGGACCAGCATCAGAACCAGTCCAGAAGGTACTTGAGGATGATCAGGACAACCGCAGTGGCGATGATGACTTCGATCATGTCAACACTTCTCCAGCATCCGGGCTACGGCAGCCTTCTGAGAGGAGAAGCCGTTGTGACTCCTGTCCTCTCCGATCAGCTTGTAGCTGTACGCCTTGCCCTTGGTCCCCTGGCTCATCCTGATGTG